CCTGAAAATTTGCTCCAGGTAGGAAACCGAGAGCTTCATTTCTTTACTCAGTGTGGCGAGCGGTACAGGCGTGCCGCAGTAGATTCTTTCCAGCACTGCAACGGCCTGGACAGATGCCATCACTCGTTTCATTCCAAATTCCATAGTGGATCCCTTCTGGGCCAGTCAGGCCATTGGTCAAAACTCGATTAAAAATGTAACGCTGGCTGTTGGTCGTCAGCCGGTTTGTACGGGTAACACTGTCCTTGTACGTGCTGCTCTGCGGCAGCTGCTTCACAAATGGCTTCGGTTTTATAGAGACCGAGCATGATGTCTGAGCATTCCCCGGTGAGGGCGCAGACTGGAATGATTAAGGCGAAGAACATGCTCATGCGTTTAGTTCTGGATTGCCTTTCTGCGCCATGAAGTAGCAGAACTTGCGGATCAAGACTTCAACGACGTTAAGGCGAATGGCCTGCTGTTTTACGGGGTTACGTGCATAGTCGATCATGATTATCTCCTTGTTGCCCTTTGCGTCTGGCCGACGGAACGGTAAAGCCTGCTGCGCGTGAGTTTTTGCCATCTCATCCGGTGTTTCATATGCCGCCGGCAGCTACTTCGTGGGCGTCCTGCCTGGATGACTGAATTTGTGAAATTATTATAGACACGCATCGTGTCTATATGTCAACACAAAAAGTGACAGTAATGGGCGTGCGAAAAGGAGACTTAGCAAAGATGCTAAGAGAGCTATAAAAAAACCGGCTCGAAGCCGGTTCAGAGAAGATTATTCTTCTGCAGGTTTGTATCTGCCTTGGAGGTACTTAGCGACGTAATCGTCAATTTCCCTGAGGCGCACTTCGAAGAGGTCAATCATTTTATCTTGTTCGGTAGAAGGAATCGCTGATCAAACAGCAAAAGCAGGCGCCGTTGTTTTTCTGGCAATTCCTGACCTTTGTTCTGCTCATCTCCGAAAAGAATAAAACTAGGCGTAGTATCAAGGTATCTGGCAAGTGTAATGGCGTCATCCACACCAATATTCCTGAGCCCTCCCTCGTAGTTCCCTACTCTTGAGGCAGTAGACCAGCCGCACAGCTTAGACAGCTGCGCCTGGCTTAACTTCTTTCGTTCCCGAAGAGACTTGAGTCTCTCACCAATAATTTCAGCCATCGATTTCATTCCGAAATATTACCACGCTCTGTGGCTAGCGAGGTGACACATTCTGAGGTTGACCTTAGACACAAAACGTGTCTAATATGGCGCATAAAATCTGTGTAGGAGTTAACCGTGAACAACATTGCCTTAGAGCGTCAGAAATTAGGATTGTCGCAATCGCAGCTAGCCGAAGCTCTTGGCTGGGGGCGCTCGCGATTATCTAACTACGAAGCCGATCTTAGAGAGCCCGGGCTGTCTGAATGCAGAACCATCGTTGAGACACTTAACGCTTTAGGAGCGGAGTGCACTCTGGATAGCGTGTTTCCAAGCGATCCCGTCACCAAACAGGAAGGATAATCATGCAATCAGTAGCGTTTGAACATCTTAACCGACTGAAACCCGCTTCGCTGAAAACGGAAAATCAGTATGAACCCCGCCGCAGAGATAACCTACGGCGCCAAGCAATCCTGACAGCCGTTCGTGAGTGGGAGCTTACTCTACCCGGCCAGGCGCAGGACGTTGTTACGCAGCTGGTGGCCGAGCAGTGGGCAAAAGAGGGCGGACGTGGGATCACTGTGAATAAACAGAACCTTTACCGCTACCTGAAAAACGAAACCAATTCCAGCAAGTACACGGCTTATGTCATGCAACTCGCGAATGCGATCAGCGTAGCAATGCCGATAGAGATCGCCAGAAAGCATGGCCTCCGTCAGGGTAAAACCGATATTGAGCTGGTGGCCGACGCGATAAAAGAGTGCGGTGAGCACCACCAGGCGAAGTTACTGGGCCTGCCAACCAAGAAGCAGGCGAAGGAGGGTTTTGAAAACCTTCTCGCTAACGCAGCTCTGCTGCCAGGAGAGCTGGCCGGCGTGGTGATTGCTCACCTCCAGGCGCTGGCACCACTTTTTACGTAATCGAGTTTTGACCAATGACCAATAAATCATCCACGGCAGGAGAGCGGTAATGGCTGGAGACTGGATCAAGATGCGTGCTGATTTGCACACACACCCCAAAGTCGTCCGCATTGCGTCCGCTTTGGATGCGGACAGATTGCGCGTTGTCGGCGCACTACATGCGACATGGTGTCTGTTTGATGCTCATTCAGTAGATGGAGAGCTGGAAGGTTACTCCCCAAAAACTCTGAACGACATGATCGGATTTGAAGGTTTCGCGCAGGCTCTTATTACTGTCGGCTGGCTGGAATCAACTGATGTAAGTCTTTGTATGCCTAGATTTTCTGAGCATAACGGACAGTCCGCGAAACGGCGTGCACAGGAGGCAGACAGGAAACGAAACGTCCGCAAGGCGTCCGCATCCGATGCGGACAAAAAGCGGACCAGAGAAGAGAAGAGAAGAGAAGATCTAAACCCCTCTCTTAATGAGGGCGCGGAAGAAAATTCGGAAGAGGGGCAGCCCCCGGTTGAACCAACAGCAGTCCGATACCTTGAAGGCCTGGATGAGCCAATCGGTAAATTCACCATGACCGGCGCGTGGTTGCCGTCCAGAGACTTTCGACAGCGAGCGGCTATGTGGGGGATAGCTTTGCCAGAACAGGATTATCTCGTAACTGAACTCACTGAGTTCGCATCGTACTGGGAGTCGGAGGGGAAGGTGTTTACCCAGGTCCAGTGGGAACAAAAATTCGCCCGGCATGTGGTGCTGGTGAGATCCAAAAAACAACCGGAAACCGGAGGTAAGGACAATGCAGGAGTTCGGGGAGAGCCTACAGCATCCAGGGCTGTTCAGCAGATTCAGTCAGCCCACGCAGAGTGGAGACGTCGCAATGGATTTGATGGCAACGGAAACAGCATGGCGCCTGTGGCAGGTCATGGGGGAAATATTCTCGAACCGGTGGACGCAGAAGAATGGGGCGGAACCTTCGGCACTCTGGATAGCCCAGATAGGTTCGATGACTGAAAAGCAAATCAAGCTGGTCTGCCAGCAGTGCATGGAGCGCTGTGCTGGTGGGAATACGTGGCCGCCAGATTTAGCTGAGTTTGTATCGCTCGTTTCAGAAAGTGGCGCAAACGCCTTCGGCCTTACGTCCGACAGTGTCATGGGCGAGTACCGTCGTTGGCGCAACGAGTCGTATCGATACTCAGGCAGCGATAAGTATCCGTGGTCGCAACCAGTGCTGTACCACATTTGCATTGAGATGCGCAGAACGGGCGTGGAACGTCAGATGACAGAGGGAGAACTCAAAAAACTGGCAGAAAAGCTGTTAACAAAATGGAGCAAGCACGTCAGTAACGGCCTTTCGGTACCGCCGATTCGCCGCCAGCTTGCAGCACCGCAGCACCCGGCAGGGCCAACTCCGGCGCAGCTGCTGCTGGAAGAGTACAAACGCCGCAAAGCGGCAGGTTTAACCAACTAAATCGAGTGATGACCAATGACCAAACCATTAACCCAGAAAGAACAGGTGGCAATTTTTGTGCGGTATCAGCCGAACTGCGCCGTCGGCGACGTTTCCGAAGCGCTGGATATGTCAGGTGCAACAGCAGGCAAACTTTTGCGTGAGTTGAGTGACGACGGAGTGATAACCCGCTCCCGTAACAGCGCACAGTACACCTATGCGGCGGTACCACATGCCGATATTCCGGATGTGATCCTTCCGTGCATGGAGGAAAAAAGCGACCCGATTAAGATGCAGGCTGCCGAGCAGAAGGCAAAAGCGCTGGAAGAAAAAGGGCTGTGGCGCCGCGCTGCAGCGGTGTATTCGGACATGTTCGGCATTGCCTGCAGCTCTGTGGAGGTTGCCCGTATCGCCAAACGCCGCAAAGAGTGCCTGCGCCAGGCGGGGAGGGCATAGCAGATGGCCAGTAACAACCTCTGGGCAATCATCCGCGCTATCCAGCACGGCGGGGAGATCACCCCGCGTCAGGTTCGCCGGCTGCTGGGCTGCGACAGCAAAAAGGCCTGCCGCCTGCTGGAGCATCTCGTTTCTGCTGGTGCAGTGAAGAATATCGGCCAGCGCCGCCACCCGGTCTACGTCATGCTGCCGGGCGGGGAGACTCGCATTAAGCCAATGCCGGTGGCGCGCCAGAAACCCAGCGTTGCAGACGTTTGCCGCCAGAACTGGCAGGGCTATCAGATCCACAAAATTATCGGGAGTGCACGGGCATGAGTGAATCACTGAACAACAAAGAGCTGGTGGCCGTTGGTCATCATCTGGCGAAGGCGCTGAGCAGCGACACGCCGATCATCGACATTGCGAAGATGCTGTCGCGCCTGGCCGAACGTCTGGACTGCACCACCGCGGCGCTGCGCGAAACGCAGAAGCAGCGGGATGCGCTGGCTAGCTACCTGACGGCACGGGAACGCGCGCTGACTCTGCTGGCAGGCGCAACACCGGAGAACTCATGGGAAACCATTGCCCGCCTCAAAGTGGTTATCAGTGGCGATTATCGCAGCCAGGCAGAGATTGACGCTGCTGGCATCAGCATCAAGGGGGAGTAGGGATATGGCTGATAAATGCGAGCGATGCGTAACCGGCATGATCGGCACTAAGTCTATCCTGACGGGTGAATGGGCTGCGGCCTCAGCTGACTTTGACCGGGTGATAGAGAACTGGAACGAGAAGACAAAGCGTTTTGCCATTCCGCACCCAGGATTTGCCAATAAATTCGTTTACTGCCCGCACTGCGGAAGCAAGGTTCAGGGAGGGTGAGCATGGCAGAGCAGGCTATTTTAGATATGTGCTGCGGCTCCCGCATGTTCTGGTTCGATAAGCAGGATGAGCGAGCGGTGTTCAGCGATATCCGCGCCGAGGAGCACACCCTTTGTGATGGACGCCATCTGGTCATCAGTCCGGATGTGATCGCCGACTTGGG